GGGGAACGCCCAGGTAAGTATTTCAATCATACAGCAATACACAATATACATATAAACACAATGTACAAATACGCAAGATCACGCATGAAGAGGTGAGATTTTATTCAAGAAAGGGATCCTCACCAAAACCCAAACTACATCGACCATGAGCATCAATACACTCATCCCATGTTTTGAAAGTACCTGTTGCAATCCAATCACCCGCGATCAGACCACTCTTGTGTGCAATACGTTTAAGCATCGCTAGATTATCAGCATACTTTTCTTTTCCGTGGTGGAACATTTCCACTACACAACTTCTCAACATTTGAGCATCATGCGCTTCCATACACACAGAATCACTAGCAGTACACACTGTCAACATCTTATTGATGGAAGCCCACTCCAATGGCGCCAACCAAATTTTAGACTCTTCATCCTGCACCCACTTTCTCTTAAGGAACGAAACCTCAGTAAAAGGGATGTAAGGAACAGAATCTGCATCTTTGGTCGCCATGGTGTAGACCACATCAATTTTTCCTAATTCAATTTGAATAGCAGTGTGATTAAACCAAGGCACTTTGTCCGAAACATTGTTTTCATTGTCATCACCATAGGTAATTAGATGAACAAACTGTTTGAACGAAATGCACTCTTTCTTGGGATTCAATTGATAATACGCATAACGCATGTACAATGAATTCACAATACTGTTGATGTCACTGTCAGTGGATGTCCGGAAGGATTCGACCCAAAAAATTGAACCAAATCTCCTTGAAAATCTATCCACGCATAAGCAGTGTCTTCTGCAATACAATCCACAGCCCTCAGCTGGGATTCATCGCATCCAGCGCGACGCAATAATTCGCGGATCACAGAAAATGCCTTGAGAATAAGCAAAGCATACATCCTCTTGTCATAATTTCCATAATCACCCGCAACATTCAAATCTCCGAAGAAAGTCAAATATGTGCGTAAATCTTCCCATTGTCGTGAGTTGTGGTTAATCCCCACTGCACTTTCAAACACAGATGGATTGCGTTGAAAAACTCTCACAAATGGTAAAAGCATCTTGCGAACTACCAAAGAAAAAGGAGCTGGAGCAATAGAGAAAACACGAGTCTTTCCCATTGTTACCTTCTTCCATGGCAATGCATCATCTTTCAAACACGCTGAGAAAACAGGTGCAAAAGCCTTTCCTTCATCATATGTCGCCTCGATTGATTTAACCATTTTCATGATATCATCATTGAATCGATAGCCATCTTGATAAACATCTTTTTCCTCAATAGGATGACGGAAATTCTTCTTGCTCTTCTTCCATGGGAAACCCATACTGGTGTTCCAATTGAGTTTGTCAATAAACTTAACTCCTGGAAGACCATTCATAGCTGCATCGTAATCCAAAGGACCAAGTTCATGCACATATTCAGTATCTTTGATTCCATCCCAACAGTCGTTGGTATATGCGTCTACACATTTCTGTAAGACGCATTCATCAATTTTTCCACTGATTTCTGTACATGGTTGAGCTGCTATTTTCCATGGGGTTTTGCCCTTCATAGTTGGTGGACCATGAGTAAGTTCAAAACCTTCTTCAAGTGCTGCTGCACACACGGAAGTCTTAGTTACACGAGATTTTGGAGC